GGCACCTTTACGAGACCGGCGCAAATGAGCGATCCCTTGACGCTGGCCGGAATTGCCTCGGGAGCAACCATCGGAATCGTACCGATTAGCACCACAGCACCAGCCGCAACGGCCGAGCTTGGAGTGTAATCAATGATGCGACCTTCCGCGTACACTAGAGCAGGGGTTTGAGCCATAACAGGTATCCTTTCAGAAAAAGCAAATTGTGCATTTGTAACGAACGCGGCCATCCGGCTCGGGAAATTGTTTAGCCGGCCCCGGTACTCTTGACGGCGGCCCGCCATTCCTTCTTGGCCACGCCGAAATCGAAGTAGCCGCGGAATTGAATGCCGAGGGTGTTGAAATCGGCCTCGGCCGATTCGATGGTCGGCGATTGCACGTTGTCGAGGAAGCAAACTTCCATCGGGGCCATCGAGCCGCCGCCGATCGGCAGCAGATACCACGACGTGGTGCTGGTGATGTACGCCGACTCCACCGGGCGGTACGTGTTGAAGTAAATGTTGGAGTTCAGCGTCTTGGTGCTCGCGGTCGTGTCCCGCAACTCTTGCGACACGTACCACTTGCGGGCCGTCGGATTCAGCGTTGCGCCCGTCAAGAGCAAATGTTGAAGGCCCACGCCCAGCGGATGACCGTCGGCCGCCGTTTGCGCCTTCAGCAGGACGTTGGCCGCGGCGATGCCCGTTTCGCCGAGCACGGCGGTCAAGAGGTTGGCGTGACTTGCCGCCCCGGTGGCGAAGAAAGTCGCGTCGTCCAGAAACGCCGCCCAGAAAACGGAGTTGAGTTTCCGGCCCGATCCCGCGCCCAATCGCTCGCGGATGGTGTCGAACGCCCCCAAGTCGTCGTTGATGATGTCGGTCCGCGTGAGACCCAACATCTTCGCGTAGGTCTTGGCCTGGTTGGTGTAGCTTTCCTGGCTGGCCGTACCGTGTTTGATCTCGCCGGCCGGGCCAAGTTCCTCGAAGACCATATCATCCAGCATCCGGTAGCTGGTGATCTGCTTGAAGTCGTTCACCGGGCGGCTGGCGGAAATTTCCCGCCATATCTGCTCGACGTTCAGAAAACCTTCGAGCAGGAACTTGTTGCCCACCGTGGAAAGCAGCGTGGTCAAGGTGTGAGTTGACGGCGCCGACGCTTGAATCAGCGCGGCCTTCATCACCTCGTCGTAGTTGCCGCGGTGGATGCGGTGCGCACCGCTGTAGCCGTTGTCGCGGGCGGTGGCCAGAATCAGCCCTTGCAGGCTGGAGCCCTCGCGGCGCTGATAGGCGTGAGCAGCCTCCAAAACTTCCGGCTTGAACGCCTTCTCGACCTCGCGAAGGCCGCCGGCCATGCACAAGGCAGCCTCGATCACTGCCGGTTGCGCATCGCGGCTGCTGCCGTGGATCGGCAAGGGAATCGGGCGTTCGGCCCGCACGACGGCCAACTCGCAGCGAATGGCGTCCCAGCCTTCGCTGATGGCCTGGGCCTGAATCTCGGGAAACTCGTTGCGGCACAACTTGGCGATTGCCGCGATGCGGGTCGTCTCAGCCGCCGCCGACGCACGCAACTCGGCGGCGGGTGTGGGCGGCGCGGGAGCCGGAGCGGGCGGCGGTTCCGGCGGAGTGACCGGGGCCTCTTCCTCGTCATACATCGCCCGCAAAAACGTGCTTTGCGTTGCGCTCAGCGCGGCCGGGTCGAAACCCTTCGCCTGAAGCCATTCGTGAAACTTTTCCATTTCAACGTTCCTTTCTGAAGAATGAGCGGCGCGTGCCGCAACTTTGGCAGTGGTTTTGGAGTCAGCGGCCATAGCCACAAAACTGACTTCCCCTAACGTCGATTTCCGGGCCACGTAGAGCGGCCCGGTGAATGTTTTGCCGTTGACTTTGGTGGTCGCGCCTTCGCCGACGAACTCCATCTTGTCGGGCCGGGCGCCGACCGACGCCTTCCAGGGAAAGCCGAGCTTCGCGCTGGCCGTCACCTGGTCGGATTCGGGGGTGGAACCGGAAACCAAGCCGGCGAGATCGAGCGTGGAAGCGCCGATCGAAACCTCGTCGGCGTGGCCCACGATCCGGTCGGGGTCGTGATTCATCAGGATGGGCACGGGGGCCTTGGCCGTCAGCCCGCCGAGGTCGATGGCGACCGGCGCGCCATACATGCCGACCGACATCGGCCCGCCGGTATACGCCCTCATCTTGAATCGCTTGGGAGCATCGGCGGCCGGAGTCTCGCCTTCCGCCGCCTTGATCCACTCCACCGATTCCACTTCACAGAGAATCGGGTGTGTCACATTGGCAGCGGCGCGAATCATGTATCGCTTCTTGTGGCGGTCGCTATGTTTGCTCATGCGCGCCTCAACTGGTAAGTGAAAACCGATTTTGCGAGTGGCCGTTGCCGCTGGCCTTGGCCGGCGGATTGTCGTCGGGGGAATCCGTCGGCTGATTGTCAACAGCCCCCGCCGGTTGCGAGTTTTTCGGCAAGGCGCACTCCAGCAATCGGGCCTTCATTTCGTCCACGGTCAGGCCGAACTCCTGCGCCATCGCGGCGACTTCATCCTCGAAGTCCAGGCCGTCCTCGGCGTAGATGCTGCCCAACCGCGTGCCGCCAAAAGACATCGCGGTCTTGCGGGCGGTGGCCGTCTTCTGCTGGTCGATCTGCGGCATAGCCGGCCAGTCCCATGCGTGCTTGGGCGCGGGCGTTGCATCGAAAGCCCAGCGGTTGACAAGCGTTGCCTCGCGGAACCAGGCGGAGAAAACGCGGTTGAGAACCTGCTGCTCGGCCTCGACCCGTTCCACGTCCACCGAAACGTAGTAGGTGAGGTGATCGAGCCGCCCGCCGCTGAATGAGTAACCGCTGGAATCGCAGGCCGCGATGTTGTACGGCATGTTCAGGGAGCGGGCCTCTTCGTTGACGATCTGCCGGTTGAACATCTCATAGGTGGTGGGCGGCTGCTCGGCCTTGATCTGCGCCAACTTCGCGCCGGCCGGAGTGGCGACCATCACCCGCTTCTCGATGGGCATGGTGGTGAACGGAGTGGCTTCGTCGGCTTCTCCACTCATGCCGATGCCCATTTCCAAGACTGCGGCAAGATCGGCAGCCGTTTCCGCCGCAGCGATAACTGCTTCCCGATAGCGGCGGGCCTGGCCAAACAGATTCAGCGAAGAGGAAATCTCCGGCACGCCCCGATGCTGGCCGGGTCGGTCAACTCGGAACCAATGCAGCATGTACGCAGCCGGAACCCGCTCGTACTCGGCCAGCATCGGAGAGGGGAACGCCGACGAACCGGGATGACGGTTGAGAATGTCATAGGATGTCGGGTTGCCAAACGAATCGAAGGAAACGCCGTCGATGTAGTTGTCCAGAAACGGACTGTGGACCGGGGCCGTCAGCCGGTCACATTCGATTGGGATGATGTCCAACACGACCGGATCGGCAACGGCTGGGTTGCTCACCAGTTGAGCCAAGCCCTCGCCGTCGCCCGTCTTGGCCAGATAGATCGACCGGAGTTTGGCGTGGAAGCCGGTTGCGTGGCACCACCGCAGCCAGGCCGCCTCGACCATCGCGTTCATGCCGGCCGAGCCGGTTTGCATCCGCAACTTCGGGCCGGTCCCGATGACATAGTTCACGTGCGTGGAAACCATGCCGCGGGCGTAGGCATTGTTGGCCAGTTCGTAGCGGGCGCGCTCGCGGAGCTTCTTGCGGACGGCCAGGGAGTTGGCCGTGTCGGCGTCCAGGGCGTCGGCCGACGCCCAGTGGTTGCGCATGTCGGTGGTGGTCTGCGCCGCGTCATAACGCCCCCGCACCGGCGACAGCGGGGAGCGCGAAACAGCACCGCGAGAAAACGCACGGCGGATGGTGGAGAGAAACCTCACCCGCAACCTCCCGGCTCAAGTTTGCGAAACGTCAACCCCAAGTGGTTGCGGGCGGCGGCCGCGCGTTGCCGCACATAGTTGTCGGCTTTGATCCGGTCGTCGATGGTCATTGCATCCACGCTCTGGCCATCGACGGCAACGCGCTGGACGCCCGCGATAGCGTCGTCTTCAATCCGGGAAGCAATCGTGTCGGCCATGAATCGCTCCATGTGCGGTAGCGGCCGAGCGCAAACAAAAACGGCCATTAAGCGACTAGGCCGCCTAATGGCCGTTGGTTATTTGCGCTGGTTTCGCCGCCGGGGATCAGCCGGCAACGTCGTCCGCTATGCTAATTCAATCGGATTTTGGAGACAGAGTAAAGGCGGAACTCAGTGGTATTGGTAAATATACCAATGCCATCTCATAATAGCGTCAAAATCTTTTCCACTTTCGCGTTGAATTCATATTTGCCACAGTGCCGGCACACGAGACTGGAATGTTTGTCACCGCTGCGCACCCACCATGTTTTGACGACACGGAAGTCACGGCAGCCGCAGTAGGGACACTCCAGGCCGGCAGCCTCCTTGCCGCTGAGTCCCAAGAGTGATTCACGCTGGGCTGGGTCGGTCATCGTTTCCCCATCAGTTCCGCCAAACTCTTGCGTTGTTTCTTCTCCCGCTCCATGCCGGGCACCTGGCAGCCCAGCATCGAGGCCCCCACGGCGCAGCCGACTAGGCAGTCCCACCAATGGTTGTCTGGGCGGGGAAGCGGCCAGTCCCAAAGTGTGCGTTGCTCGCCGCCTTTTGCCAAAATCGGCACGGGTCGCTCGGCGACGCAATGATCGGCGAACAACGAATGTTCGCGGGGATCGAGGCCAAATAGTTCAATTCCGCCGGCCGTCGAAAGCGGCATGGCGAGCCGGTTGGCTACCATCGTCTTCCACCAATTCGTGCTGATTGTCACCCAGCGGTCCCCGCCAGGTTGGGGCGGAGCCACGCGCCACTGCAATCCTCGTTGTGTACCATCCTTGAGCGGCAGGGCGTTTAACTCGGGGCGAAGGGCCGACGAGCCGTAGCCTTGCGCCGGAAACAGGCGAACTGGGTATTGCGGATGCCGACGGCAAACCTGCTTAACGAGAATGTTTTTGTCTCCCCAGTGCGTATCGACCAGGAGCTTGCCGACCTGCATTTCCGAACCATCCTCGCGGACAAACTTCGCACCGAGGATCGCGTTGAACAGAGCCACCAGGCCAGCAGCGATCCACGCATCATCGGTCGAGCCGGGCAACATGTCTTTCATGCACGCAGGCGCGGTCTCCTGCGCGAAGTAGCTGGCTGCCTGCCGCGGATAGGTTCCATAGTCGATCACGGCCCCGGTGAAGTCGGTCGACCAGGCCGACACGACGTAATAGAGCAGGCGAGCGTGAACATCGACATAGGCGGAAAGGTGGCTGGCGTTCTTCGGCACCACGCCGCGGGCCAGGCCGTTGGTCTTGCTGGCCACTAGGGCAGCGGTCAAGAGCGAATTGCGGACCGATTCGTCCAGGGGTTCGTTTTGATACTCGGATGCGAACACTTCGGGGCCGTCGTCGATCAACACGTTGTAGCCGTGCTGGATGGCTGATATTTCCATCGGAGCGGTGTAGCGCTCCCGCCAACTGATGATGCAACCGGCGTCGGCCGTCTTTCGCTTGGCGACGTAGAGGGCCGTAGCTTCGCGCTGGGCGCGTTCCTTGTCGCCGGGAATGTTCCGGTCGAAGGAACGTCTGACCGCCGCGTAATCCTTCAGCCAAAAAGTGTCGTGCGCGTCGGCGTGTTTCGGCATGAACTTGATGCGTTGGCCTTGCCAGGATGGATCGTCCAGCAGTTTTTCGATCATGTCGGCCTTGGCGATGACCGTGCCATTGACCACGATGGCCAGGGCGCTGGCGTGGCCGGAAGAGTGAACCAAATCCTTTGACAACACTTCCAGATTGTTCGCTACCTGCATTGGGTGGCGCGCCGTCTTGTTGTCTTGGGGATCGTCAACCAGTATCAGGTCGGGGCGGGCGTTCACACCATCGAGCCGCTTGAACGTGATCCCGCGCGCGTGTGCGAACGGCACGGCCATAATTGCCGCGTTCGATGCCCGCGAATCGGGGATGACTGGCAAAGCAACCGTGTCCGCACACCACACCATATCGGTAGGCTTGCCGTTATACGTCTGACTGGTACATCGCTGTGGCTTTCTGTCGAGTTTGCAAATTGGAAAACAGACTTCTGGAAAATCAGCCAGCAGCAAATCGTTGCCGTACAACTCCCGCTTGATGCTGGTGATGTTTTTTGTTGACGCCCGCTTGTTGATTCCCGTGATAAGGGCGAACTGCCGATGGCCATAGAGCGTCGCCCAGAGCGTTGCATTCTCCGCGATGGTCGTTTTGGCGAAGGCGCGATAGACCGCGTTGACCGTCCGTCCGCCTTTTAGGATACAACGCTGCATGCGCTGAATGACCGTGCGATGGTCGGCGCTGAGCGGGCGCAGCCCGGTGGAGTGCGGGAAGTAGGTAGTTAGAAACCGCAGCAGATTCCGCCGGCAGCCCGCCTTGCGCTTCGGATGGGCGACGGGCGGAATCGGCCCGATCTCGGCAAGGGCCGTGTAGGCAGCGCGGGACCGCCGCTTCACTAACTCAGTATGCTCGCCGGCCCGGACCGCGTCGGCAACGTCGGCCCCGGCGAGTTTCTCGGCCAGCCGGACCTTGGCGCGCAACGTCTTTTCGGCGGCGCGCAGTTCTCTGAGTTGGTCGGCAATGGCCATGAAAAACGGCAACGCAAGGATGCAGCCCTACATTGGCGAACCGCGATGCGGTCACGGATCATGTTCGGTCAATAAAAAGAGTTACGTACCCCGAC